ATGGGATTATGGTAACAGACCTTGGTTTGCTGAGGCCTGGGAAAAGTATCGTAAAATGGTTCTTGAGGCTGGTCTTGGCGGAAAGATTAAGATGCCAGGAGTAGTCTTTAACGAATACTTTGATAAATATGAACTTAAAGAACTAGAAAAGATTTATAGTGCTACTAAAAATTCTTGTCCAGAATGTGTTGCGTATCACTCTGATATGTATATGGACGAATATTTGGAGCATCATGGCATTAAAGGCCAAAAGTGGGGTGTTAGACGCTATCAAAATGACGATGGTACTTTAACTCCCGAAGGTAGAGCTAGATATGGATCTTCAACTGTTGAAGGAATGTCCAGAGAAGCGAAACAAATTTATAATTTAGACAAAAAGCAAGCTCTTAGAACTGCTAAGGCTGAACGCAAGGTTTTAGCCAAAACATACGGTAAAGAGATCGCTGATAAAATGGTTAAAGATAAATTTGGTGCTATTACAGCAAAAGACCTCACAACTTCAGATAAAAATTCTGAAATTGGAAAAAGCACGGCAAAAGGGGCAGCTATAGTTGGCGGAATCATTGCCGCTTTAGCAGCTACTCCTTGGATAGTTTGGACCGCAACTCTTAATGCATTTGATAAATAAAGGAGGTACGTAACTATGAACGATTTCAATGAGTTACATGCCTTATACCATCACGGCATTAAAGGTCAGAAATGGGGTGTGAGAAGATTCCAAAACGAAGATGGCACCCTAACTGCTGAAGGCAAAGCTAGATATGGTATTGATGAAAATGGCAACATGTCAAAAGAAGGTTTAGCTTTGTATAAGCAAGACACAAAAAATCAAAAGAAAATTGATGCCCCAGGTTCAAATGGAATTAAGACTGCTGCAAAAACAGGTGTTATTACTGCAGCGACTTCTGTTGCTGTTGGTACAGCAGCCTGTGCTTTAGCATTACAAGCACTTAAAACTAATAATCCAACAACTGCAGGTATTGCAAAAGGTATGGCTATAGTTTCTAAGTTAGGTTATGCTGCCGCTGTTCCTGCCGCTGTTATTTCTGGTATTGTTTCTACTAAAAAGAATGAAAAAATGGCGAGAGCTAATAATAATTAGGAGGCAGTAACGATGAATGATTTCAACGAGTTACATGCCTTATACCATCACGGTATTAAAGGTCAGAAGTGGGGTTATAGACGTTTCCAAAACGAAGACGGAACATTCACGGAAGCAGGTAAAGAAAGATATCGAATAGACAAGTCTGGTAAGCCAACTGGTGTTGGTAAAAAGAAATTTAAAGTTGACCAACGAGCTATAAAAGGTCAACAATTATATGAAAGTGGAAAAACTATTGGAGGTATCCAAAGTAAGAAAACAATCATTAACACTATTTTAGGTGCTATTGGAGGTCTTTCGATAAAAGCTGCATTTAGTGGTACAAATAGGCACAATATTATATCTAAAGGTGAAGCTCAAACTAGATACGCCTTATTGGGTATTGGTGCAGTATCGCTTGCTGGTTTTGCTGCTAATGAAGTTGTTTCAGATATTCAAACACGTAATATGCGTGCTTATTATAGTAATGGCGGTTCTCGTCAGTATGAAAGAATTTATAAAGATAAAGGAGGCAAATAACCATGAATGATTTTAACGAGTTACATGCCTTATACCATCATGGCATTAAAGGCCAAAAGTGGGGTGTTCGTAGATTCCAGAATGATGATGGAACCCTAACTGCTGAAGGCAAAGCTAGATATGGTGTTGATGAGAATGGTAAAATGTCTAAAGAAGGTCGTGAACTTTATAATTTAGACAGAAAACAAGCTTTAAAAACAGCAAAACAAGATATTAAAGAACATGATCTAAATGTTCGAATGCTTTCTGGAAATAGAGAAGATAATCTAGCTAGATACCATGCTGCTAAAACTTTTATTGCTGAAAAGTATGGTAAGCAAACTATGAAAGATTTTCAAAGAAGTGAAAGGACTAAAGAAGCCATTGTTGGTGGAACAGCCTTTTTAGCTTCAATAGGTCTTCTTGCTGCTTCTGCTGCTATTACTATTAGTAAAGTTAAGAAAATGTAGGAGGTAATCCTATATGTTATCTAATACGGCTGTGCCAAAGTACTATGGCCGTTTTAGAGAAGCGGTCATAAGGGGAGATATTCCAGTATGCAAAGAAGTCTCTATGGAGATGAATAGAATAGACCAATTAATTGATAATCCTGGTGTTTACTATGATGATCAGGCAGTAGAAGGATTTATTAGATATTGTGAGAATGAACTTACATTAACTGATGGATCTGATTTAATGCTTCTTGATACATTTAAACTATGGGCTGAACAAGTTTTTGGTTGGTACTATTACGTTGAAACAAGTGTATTCGTTCCAGATAAAAATTCTCCAGGTCATGGAGGACATTATGTGAAACGTTTCATAAAGAAAAGACTAATTAATAAGCAGTACATAATTTTAGGTAGAGGTGGGGCGAAGTCAATGTATGCTAGTTTTATACAAAACTACTTCTTAAACATCGATACTACAACAACCTATCAAATTACTACTGCACCTACTATGAAACAAGCGGATGAAGTAATGTCACCGATTAGAACTTCGATTGCTCGATCAAGAGGACCATATTTTAAGTTTTTAACCGATGGTTCGATCAATAATACTACAGGTTCTAAGATGAATAGGGTCAAACTAGCGTCAACTAAGAAAGGAATTGAGAATTTCTTAACTGGTTCTGTTCTAGAGATACGTCCTATGAGTGTTGATAAACTCCAAGGTTTGAGATGTAAAGTTGCTTCCGTTGATGAATGGTTATCAGGAGACATACGTGAAGATGTTGTTGGTGCTATTGAACAAGGTGCTTCTAAAGTAGATGACTATTTGATTATAGCCATCTCGTCGGAAGGTACAGTTCGTAACGGCCCAGGTGATACAATCAAAATGGAGTTGTCTGACATACTTAAAGGTGATTATATTAACCCTCATGTTTCGATATGGTGGTATAAATTAGATTCTGTTGACGAAGTTTCTATGCCAGAAATGTGGGTAAAAGCTAACCCGAATATTGGTAAGACTGTTTCATATGAAGCATATCAACTAGATGTAGAAAGAGCTGAAAAAGCTCCATCTACTAGAAATGACATCCTTGCAAAAAGGTTCGGGATTCCTATGGAAGGTTATACTTACTTCTTTACATACGAGGAAACACTTCCTCATAAAAGAAGAGACTTCTGGGGGATGCCATGTGTCATGGGTGCAGACTTATCACAAGGTGATGACTTTTGTGCATTTACATTCTTGTTTCCATTGAATGATGGAACGTTTGGTGTAAAAGTAAGAAGTTATATATCCTCTAATACATTACATAAATTACCCGCAGCCATGCGTGTGAAGTATGAACAATTCATGAGAGAAGGTTCACTCATTGTATGTGAAGGAACCATTCTTGATATGATGGAAGTATATGAAGATTTGGATGCACACATAGTTGATCGTTCTTACGATGTTAGGTGTTTGGGGTTTGACCCATATAATGCTGAAAAATTTGTTGAACGATGGTCAACAGAGAATGGTGTATTTGGTATTGTCAAAGTCATTCAAGGGGCTAAAACTGAATCAGTTCCTCTTGGTGAAATCAAGAAGCTGTCTGAAGCAAGAGCTTTGTTGTTCGATGAAGAACTTATGACTTTTGCGATGGGTAATGCTATTGCTTTGGAAGATACCAATGGTAACCGAAAGTTATATAAGGTAAGAAGAGAAGCTAAGATCGATAACGTTGCAGCTTTATTAGATGCCTTTGTAGCTTATAAGCAAAATAAGGAGGCTTTCGAATAATATGAAAGATACTATTATTGAGTCGGTTTCTAAATCTTCGAAAACCGAATTATTAGGCGAAAGAGGAGGTGGTTAGAATCATGGGATTTTTAGATCGTCTAGCTCATGCATGGAATGCATTTGTTGGAAATGATAAAAAGAAAGACGATGATGAGATCTATTACCGCCCATCCTTAGAAAGAGTAAATTATGGATATATGTCTACTTATAGACCTGACAGACTTCATTTTACAAAAGGAACTGAAAGATCTATTGTGACAGCTATTTATAATAGAATCGCTATTGACGTTGCAAGTATAGATATTCGACATGCTAAACTTGATGATAAAGGTCGTTATGTTGAGACTGTAAATTCTGGTTTGAATAACTGTTTTACAGTAGAAGCTAACAAAGACCAAGCTTTTAGAGCATTCATTCAAGATGTTGTCGAGTCGTTATTTGATGAAGGCGTTGTAGCTGTTGTGCCTATTGACACAGAGACAGATATTAACGTCAATACTATTACTTCTTATGATATTCGTACGATGAGAACTGGTAGAATTGTAGAATGGTATCCTGATCATGTAAGGATTAATGTCTATAATGACAGAACTGGTCGTCGTGAAGATATTATGATGAAGAAAGAAAATGTAGCAATTATTGAGAATCCATTATATGCTATCATGAATGAGAAGAACTCAACATTGCAACGTTTAATACATAAATTGAATATTTTGGACGCGATTGATGAACAGTCTGGATCTGGAAAATTGGATTTAATTATTCAATTGCCTTATGTCGTTAAGACAGAAGCAAGAAAGACTCAAGCTCAGAATCGTCGCCAAGAAATAGAAGATCAACTATCAAATTCCAAGTACGGAATTGCTTATACAGACGGAACAGAAAAGATCACACAGTTGAATCGTTCAGTCGAGAACAATCTGTTATCCCAGATTCAGTATTTAACGAGTATGCTATACAGCCAGTTAGGTATTACTCAGGCGATCATGGATGGTACGGCAGATGAGAAGACTATGTTGAACTATATGAATCGTACTGTTGTTCCAATTTTGGAAGCGATAGTTGGGGAGTATCGTCGTAAATTCTTGACGA